ACAGGAAACACCCCCCACGCATATTTTTTAACCCTTGCGCTTTTGTATAACAATGACTTACACTCCGCCCCATCGGTATTAACTACCTGCGAAGTGACACATGCCAGTTGTGAAAATAGAGCCTACAAAGGAACACTCTGTTCCTTATGACACGACCGCGCAAAAGACCGAGACATTGCTCGATGAGATAGCAGTGGCCGGGAATACTGCCGAACTCCTAGTGGACCTAGGCGCACCTCTAAATGTATCTGAGAAAGACGCGGCCAAAGAGAAAGAACTCCTTAACGCCGTAGCCTCCGCCAAGAAACCTGCAAACTTAAAAACACCTAGCACCGCCTTTGCTGCTGCGGCTTTCCTGCGTACGTATGGGCAGCAACTTGCTATGGACGCGGCATCAGCTCGCGCCGCTATTACGAATAAACTAATGGAAATAGCCAATTGTGGGGATGCTCGATACGAGCTTAAGGCCCTAGAACTCTTGGGTAAGCACAGTGACATAGGTATATTTACGGAACGTAGCGAGATAACAGTAAATTACAAAGACCCAGACGACTTAGAGAAAGCGATTAAGGATCGGGTCAAAAGGTTGCTTAATGCCACCGTTGTAAACGAGGTGCCGTTGGCACAATCACTGGGTGCAGAGAAGCCGAGTTCGTCACTTCTTGCGGAGTTAGAGGGTATCGAAGAGGTAATTGAAGAGGATGACATCTCCCTTTGAAAACATATCTCTAAAAGATATACCCACAATACTGCCGATGCTAAGTCTGCCCGAGCAAGAGAAGCTGTTGGCGGAGCTTCAGCACCTAGAGAAGCTACAAGGGCGGAAGAAGTCTCAGACAAAGTTTATAGATTTTGTGAATGCAGTTTGGCCTACGTTTATATCGGGGAAGCACCATGCGATTATGGCTGAGGCGTTTGAGCGTGTGGCTAGTGGGGAGTGCAAGCGGCTTATTGTTAATATGCCTCCTCGTCATACTAAATCTGAGTTTGCTAGTTATCTATTGCCTGCGTGGTTTTTGGGTAAATTTCCCAATAAAAAGATTATTCAGACGTCACACACAGCCGAGCTAGCGGTAGGCTTTGGCCGTAAAGTACGTAACTTAGTAGATACAGAGAATTACCAGCATATATTTCCTGACTTAACTTTGCAAAGTGACTCTAAGGCAGCGGGAAGATGGAACACAAGCAGAGGGGGTGACTACTTTGCGATAGGTGTTGGGGGCACAGTAACGGGTAAAGGTGCGGATTTGCTCATTATTGACGACCCGCACTCGGAACAAGAGGCAGCATTAGCCGAAATAAACCCGGATATTTACGATAAGACCTACGAGTGGTACACATCAGGCCCACGTCAGCGTCTACAACCGGGTGGGGCTATCGTTGTTGTGATGACACGGTGGTCATTACGTGATTTAACGGCTAGAGTGTTGAAATCTTCGGCCCAAAGGGGCGGGGAAGAGTGGGAAGTTATTGAATTTCCGGCAATTATGCCGTCAGGTACGCCGTTATGGCCCCAATTCTGGCCTCCGGCGGAGCTTCAGGCCCTAAAAGAGGAACTGCCCAACAGTAAATGGATGGCGCAGTACCAACAGCAGCCGACATCAGAGTCTTCGGCTATTGTGAAGCGTGAATGGTGGCGGGAATGGGAAGAAGATGAGCCTCCGACAGTTACTTTTATTGTTCAAGCGTGGGATACGGCGTTTGAAAAGACAAATAGATCGGATTACTCTGCGTGTACTACGTGGGGAGTGTTCTACCACGCAGATGAAGACGGAGAAGAGCAACCTAACCTGATACTTTTAAACGCTTTTAGGGATAGAATGGAATTTCCTACACTTAAGCGAGCAACTGTAGAGCAATATGACGAGTGGCAGCCAGATTCTTTAATTATTGAGAAAAAAGCTTCGGGTTCTCCTCTTATTTACGAAATGCGTGCGATGGGCATACCAGCGCAAGAGTTTACACCCACGAAGGGTAACGACAAGATTACAAGGTTGAACGCGGTATCAGATATGTTTGCGTCTGGCATAGTATGGGCACCAAACAGGTCTTGGGCGGAAGAGGTTATTGACGAGGTTGCTAGTTTCCCCGCAGGGGAACACGATGACTACGTTGACTCAGTGTCTCTTGCGCTAGCGCGGTTCAGAAAAGGCGGGTTCATTCGATTGCCTTCGGATGAAAGGGAAGAAGACCCTTTGTTTAGAAGGCGCAACGGCGGATATTACTGATGGCTATTGAAAAAGGTTTATACGAGATGCCCGAAGGCATCGAAGACATGGAAGAAGGCGAGGCTATAGTAGCGATAGATGGCATGTCTGACGAGGGTGTCGAAGTAGTGCTGGAAGACGGCAGTGTAGAGATTACCTTTGGTGAAGAAATAGAAGAAATTGATGCTGCTCCGTTTGATGCAAATCTAGCTGACTACTTAGAAGATGGGCAGCTACAAGAAGTATCAACTGATTTGTGTGAGGCTGTAGAAGGGGACATGGCAGCCCGACGTGACTGGGCAGATAGTTACGTTGCGGGCCTTGACGTGCTGGGTATGAAATACGAAGAACGTACTGAGCCTTGGGAAAACTCCTGTGGTGTGTACTCTAACGTTCTAGCGGAAGCAGCTATCCGGTTCCAAGCCGAGGCTATGAGCGAAACTTTTCCCGCTGCGGGTCCTGTAAAGACTAAGATTCTTGGGGAAATTACTCAAGATAAAGAAGACGCTGCCTTACGCGTTAAGGCAGATATGAATTACGAGCTTACTGAAGTTATGGTAGAATACCGCCCAGAACATGAGCGGTTACTGTATTCACTTGGTTTAGCTGGCTCAGCGTTCAAAAAGGTGTATTTTGACCCCAGTTTAAACCGTCAGATCGCTTTGTATATCCCTGCGGAAGACGTGATTGTNCCNTACGGTGCCTCTAATATTGAGTCCGCAGAGCGCGTTACGCACGTCATGCGCAAGACAAAGAACGAAATGGTTAAGCTACAGGCGGCTGGGTTCTATCGAGACGTGGAACTTGGCGACCCTGTGTCGTTTTTCTCTGACGTTGAAGAAGCTAAGGCTGAGCAGTCAGGTGTATCTCTTACTTCTGACGACCGTTACACCGTGCTTGAAATACACGCTGACCTGAATATTGACGGTGTGGATGGGGCGGACAACGAAGACTCGCTGCAAGTCGCAAAGCCTTACGTGGTAACGCTTGAGAAGGGTACGGGCGAGATACTAGCTATCCGTCGTAACTGGAACCCTGACGACGAATTGACGCTAAAACGTCAACATTTCGTACATTATGCTTACGTCCCCGGATTTGGATTTTATGGACTCGGACTCATTCACATTATTGGTGGCTATGCTCGCGCTGGCACTAGCATTATTCGTCAACTCGTGGACGCTGGAACCCTATCCAATCTCCCCGGTGGCCTCAAGTCTCGTGGACTACGAGTTAAGGGCGACGACACACCGATTGGTCCCGGCGAATTTCGTGATGTAGATGTACCGTCAGGTTCGATCCGCGATAATATTCTACCGCTCCCTTACAAAGAACCCAGCCAAACCCTGTTTGCGTTACTCAAGCAAATTACCGAAGAAGGCCGACGGCTAGGCGCTATCTCTGATATGAACATATCCGACATGAGTGCTAATGCTCCTGTTGGAACTACACTCGCTCTACTAGAGCGTACTCTCAAGCCAATGGCTGCGGTGCAATCCCGTGTCCATTACTCGATGAAGCAGGAGTTCAAACTCCTTAGAAAGATCATCGCTGAGTATGCCCCTGAAGAGTATATGTACGTGCCTGACCGTGGTGAACCTCGTGCGCGACGCGCCGATTACGCTATGGTGGAAGTAATTCCTGTCAGTGATCCCAATAGCAGCACGATGGCACAACGAGTTGTGCAGTACCAAACCGTGTTGCAGATGGCACAGGCCACTCCACAAATTTACGACTTACCTCAGCTTCATCGCCAGATGATCGAGGTCTTGGGTATTAAAAACGCTGACAAACTTGTACCGGTTAAGGATGATATTAAACCTGCTGACCCTGTAAGTGAAAACATGGCGTTCTTGGTAGGTAAACCCGTAAAAGCCTTTATATATCAAGATCATCAGGCGCATATAGCTGTGCACGAGGCTTTCTTGCAAGACCCTCAGATGATGGCATTTATAGGGCAAAACCCCGCTGCACAGCAAATAGTTGCCGCAATTAAAGCTCACATTGGTGAGCACATGGCCTTCTTGTATAGACAACAGATGGAAACAAAACTGGGCGTACCTTTACCTCCGCCAGATTCAGAGCTTAGCAAAGAGCAAGAAGTGCAATTGGCGGGCTTGTTGGCGAAGGCAGCACAACAGCTTACACAACAAAAACAGGCCACAGCGGCGGAGCAGCAAGCTCAACAGAGACTACAAGACCCAATCATCCAGATGCAGCAACAAGAGTTACAACTCAAGCAAGCGGAACAACAGCGTAAAGCGCAGAAAGATCAAGCAGATACGCAACTTGATGCGGCAAGATTACAGCTTGATGCAGAGAAAGCTCAAACCACCGCTACTATTGAAGCGAGCCGCATAG